CTGGAGGCAGGGCAGAACACGAAGCCTCGAGAAGATTCTCTCCGCTGTTGCCGAGATGGAAAGATGAAAGACCCAACCGATATACAGTTCACTATACCCATCGCACCCAAAGGCAAATCACGGCACAGGACAGCCAAAGGCCGGGCCTATACGCCGAAAGAACAGGTCCGCTGGGAACAACAGTTCGCGCTTTTTGCTGCCCAGTACAGGCCAGCACAGCCATTTGAGGGGCCGCTTGGTCTCTATATTACAGCCACCTTCGCCAGGCCCAAACGCCTTCGTCGTAAGAAAGACGAGACAGAGCGACCAGGGAGACTCTTTCATTTTCAGAAACCAGACGCGGACAATGTGCTAAAGAGCATATGCGATGCGTTAAACGACACCGGGTGGTGGAACGATGATGCACAAATTGCCTTTACTAACATCACGAAGTATTTTGAAGAAATTGGCGGCAAAGGACCGCGTATCTCCTGCCGGGTCGTTCAACTCGACAACCCGTAAACGCATAGAGGTCGTCCTCGCAGCAGCAGCCGACTCCCCGGAGATGGGCCCCGTGCTGCCGGAACTGGTCAAGCTGCTCCGTGAAGTGGAGCGCATGGACGAGGTCATTCGCTGCGGAGATGAAATTATTGAAGCCCTTGTCTGCGAGATTGCTGACCTGACTGGAGTATCGGTGTGCGACGTAAACTGACCCTACACACTTGCACCCTGACCGTGTGCATCGCACTTCTAGGCGTAAAGAACCTGGACAAGTACGACTACTCAAACCGGATGGCCTGGTGCCTCGAGGTCCAGAACAGAGCAGAGGCCAAGGGTGTAGACCCCTTCCTGGTCGCCGGGCTGGCGTTCCATGAAAGCTCCTATCGCAACGCGGTGTCCAGGGTTGGGGCGCAGGGCGTCCTCCAGGTCATGCCCGGTATCCACTGCAAGGAAGGCAAGCCGTGTGACCTGATTGACGTTGGCCTTGAATATCTTCAGTATTGGGTGACCAGGACCGGGTCTCAGGCCAGGGCTGTCTGTCACTACAATTCTGGGAACCGGTGCCTGCCGGCCTCGGCCCGCTGGGCCACCAAGGTGATGAAGACCGTAAAGAAGCTCAAACAAACCTGCCAGGAGGAAGAGATGCCAAAGGTTGGAAAAAAGAAGTTCCCATACACAACGAAGGGCAAGGCTGACGCCAAGACTTACGCCAAGAAAACTAAGAAGAAGGGCGCCAAGAAGAGATGAACAAGGACCCGAATGAAGAGCTGCTTGCGCTGTACCGCGAGGCCGTCGCCGCCACAAAGAAAGGAGACCTCGAGTCTGCCGCGGATGCCGTGCTCCAGGCCAGCGCCTACCAGGGTATCGTCAACGGGAACATGAAGGCCCTAGAGCTTTACCTCGTTGGCAGCGGCGTCATCCAGGGCGTCCAGGACAGAAGCCGGGTCGCCTCCCGGATTGCCAACAGCGCCGTGAAGCTCATCGCAGAGCAGGAAGAGGCGGAGGAGGCGGAGATAGACTACGCCGCAAGGCTGGCAGAGGTTGAGGGTGAGTGACGCCAGAGCGGAATATCTCCGGCGGTGCGAAGACGACCTCTCCTTCTTCTGCAAGAACGAGGTCTGGATTCGTCCCAAGCACAAGGTCAAAGGCGGGCTCATACAACTAGATATGAACCCAGGCCAGTTAACCCTACACAATACCATCGAGGAACTGGACACACAAGAACGCGCCGTCTGGCTGCTTGTCCTCAAGCACAGGCAGTGGGGCTCATCTACCTTTTTCCAGGCGATGACCATGCACCGCTGTCGCTTTGTTCCCTACACAGAAGCCCTCGTTATCGCAGACCGCGAACGCACAACCAGGAAGCTGATGGGGATGAACCGGCGCATGTGGGAGAAGTTCTCTCCCGCAATCAAAGACGACTGGAGCAGAACCGTCGAGCGCACAGACTCCCAGTACGAATGGGAGAACGGTTCAGTCCTCTCAATCGACACAGCCGGTCAAAGCCAAGCCGCCCGTGGCACAACCGCTGACCTCATCCACTGCTCCGAGGTCGCCTTCTGGAGCAACGGGGACCGCATCATCCCAGCCATGACCTCCTCTTTGGCCGACGTGTCAGGCTCCATCTGCGTGATGGAGAGCACATCCGCAGGCCCACACGGTATCTTCTGGGAACTATGGGAGCAGGCAGAGGACCCATGGTCGCAATGGACAAGGGTCTTTGTCCCATGGACCTCACACCCAGAGTACGATGACACCGAGAAGCTGGACCCCGACCTCAAGGACATCGGTGACCGGGCAGCAGCCGGGGACAAGAGCGCCCTCGATGACCTGAAACACCTCAGCCAACAAGAACACGACTGGCTCATTAACGGGGAACTCAACCTCGGCCAAGTCTACTGGCGGCGAAGAACCCTGGCCACCCGGCTCATGGGCAAAGAGGAAGAGTTCTGCCGGGAGTATCCGTCCACAGCAGAGGAGGCGTTTCGCTCTGCGAGCTACAATTTCTTGAACGCCAACGGCCAGGAGCGACAAAAGGCTGCTGCTGTAGAGGTGTTTACGTGCTACGATATCCTGCTTGACGACGCCTCGCTTGGGGATGAGGGGGTGCGAAGAGAGAAGGACCCGCTGCTTGTAGCGCTAGATAGCGACCCAGAAGAGCGGGTAAAGCCCGTGGAGTCTGCGGATGGCTGGATTCAAGTTATCGACCCTCCTGATGGTGACAAGCGATACATTGTTGGCTTTGACCCGAGCGAGGGGACAGGCGGGGACAACGCTGCGTTCGTGGTTCGATGCGACGGCAAGATTGTTGCTGTTGGTTGTCGTAACGATATTGGAACAGACCTTCAGGCACTGTATCTTGACGCCATTGGACGCTGGTATAACAATGCTACACTCAATGTTGAACGCGCTGGCGGTGGGCTCGGTGTAATCAATACGCTCATCAGGCTCGTCTACCCAAACCTCTACGGGCAAGAGTCGTTCGATGAGTACGGACAGAAACAGGGGCGTAAGATTGGGTTCACGCCTACGCAGGAAACCGTTGCCACACTGCTGTCGATGATGCGGCACGACCTCAACTCCGGGACCACGCTGGCAAGACACCCACGGCTGCTCAAGGAGATAGGTTGGGTCAAGCGTATCGCCAAGCGCAGCCGCGACGACACCGTCAGACACACCTGGAGATGCCCAGGGAAAGGCAGGGAACTCAAGGACGGGTCAAGAATAAGCGATGACATGTTCCGCGCCTGCGCCCTGACAACCATACCGGCTAGAGACTCAGAGTGGGTCCGCGAGATGGAGGAGACAAGCTCTGTAAACACCGAGCCAGAGAGGGCCGCAATCACCGCGATTGGGTATCATTTGAATAACCCGCTCTACGAGGACGAAGAGAAAGTGCTTGTGTCAGAGGGCGGATATGACCTAATAGATATAGTGCCGGAAGACCTGGACGAGATACCAGACATGCCGACACCGTAGGGGCCATGGACGCAATGATAATCATATGCTCGCTTCTCATCGTCGGACACGCAGTTACGATTGCCGCCGTCATGTTCAACATGACCAAAATAACAAAAGAGTTCCGGCAGATAGTTTTGGAGCGTGAAGAAACACACAGAACGCTGTATGCTATAGGCCCAGATACCGAGTCCGACTCTAGCGATGAACACCACGTAACGGAGTATATGTGATGCCGGTAGGAGAACTGTTTTCTTATGAAGCGCCGGCAGAGAGCCCAAGCTGGCGCGATTACGCTGGCGGCCTGCTCAAGCTGGGCGCTCTAGTCGCATCACCTGTCGTTGGCGGCGCCCCAGGGATAGCACTCGCCCTTGGTGGCGGGCTCGCGGGTGAGGCGGTGAGCGGCGGTGACTGGGAGGATATTCTGCTGTCGGGCGCGGAAAGCGGCGGGCGTCAGGCATTGCAGACCTGGCAGTCAGGAGAGCTTGCGAAGCAAGCGGCGGCCCTGCGACTAAAGGAGCAAGAGGAGTTCTCCAAGAGGCTTGGTGCGCTCATTACCCCGCCGACCGAAGCAGTACCCAGCCGTGGCCTGGGGATTCCTGGGCGGGGACACCTCCGTGCGGGTCCCGGCGCGTTGGCGGAGGCCAAGTTCGACTTTGCGGATAAGGACCCAAGCTATGCTCGGGACGAGTTTATTGGCCCGCCACGAACCGTTTTTAACGACCCACCGGGGACCTTTATGGACCCATTTGTTCCTCGGCTCGAAATGCCTGCGTCACTTCCAAGCCTTGTGGCCCCTACGCCACAAGGAGGGTCGCGTTATCTAGAATATGGCCCGCAGATGGACCCTGTGCTGTCAGCGCTCAGCCCGGAGCACGGCATGCTCCGAGAACCCTGGCGGCTCCCTGGGGTGTTGCCCAGCTACCGCCTTAGACCATACTAGACCATGACAGCACAACAAGCAGACAGCGAAAGGAAACTACTGAAGCTCATTGAGGAGCGGCTGGAGTCCTGCCTGAAGGTCAAGAAAGACCGGATGGAAGAGGCCATGGTGGTTCTTCTCGCATACGGCGGGTTCTCGATTGATACCGCCAGGGACTTCGCGTCCAGAGCGCAGGGCTCAAGCCTGCCCCGCTGGTTTGAAGACAGGGTGGTCCTGAACATTCTCCAGCCGATTGCCAGAACGGCAGCGGCAATGGTGGTGTCGAATCACCCCACCTGGGTCGTAGACCCAATGGGTGACAGCACCCACCAACGCCAAGCTGCTCGCGGCGTCCAGAAGATGCTCGACTACTTCTACCGCACCAATAATCTGCCCGCCATTATGGACCAGGTTGTCCTCCGCAGCGTGCTGACCGGCTATGCCGGTGTCTATGTTGACTGGGACTCCCAGGTTGGCATTGGCGAGTACAAGGAAGCGAACGAGGGCCGAGATGGGTGGTTTGTGGTCGAACCAATCGACATCTTCTCCTGGCACCATGAGCCCGGCGTGGGCGGTGGGGATAGGGCGTTCTGGGGCATCCGCGAATCAACCATGCACATTGAAGAGGCGCGGCTGTTCTTCAACAACAACAACATATCGAAGGTCGTCTCCTCCGAGAAAGACGACACGGTTAAACGGCAGCTTCAGCTTATTGCCGACAATGAGGGTGTAAACCTGGACTTATCTGAGGATGCAGACCGGGTTCGGGTGCTCCACTATTGGCAGAAGCCAGGAGCGCAGTTCCCAGAGGGCCTTGAGGTGATCGTCGCCGGGGACACAGTTGTTTCATTCAAGGACCGACTGATTGGCGGGGAGTTCCCCATCTACACCATGAAGTTCTCCTTGGAGCCCCACCGGGACTACGCTTCCGGCATTGGGACAAGCCTTCTCCAACTCCAGCGTGACCTCACCGTGACGTGGAATGGTTACCGTGTACGCCGGGACCAAGAGGTTATGCCGCCGTGGTTTGTACCAAAGGGCTCCGTATCTCGTGGCATCAACACCAGGCCAAAGGCAATCAACGAGTTCAACCCCAGGATGGGCCCTCCACAGCAGATGTCGCTCAACCCCCTGTCCCTGGTGACGGGTGGGTTTGCTGAGCGCACTGTTCAGATGATGGAGTACGTCTCTGGTGTAAACGATGCCAGCCGGGGTGAGTCACCCACAAGCAACGCGACAGGACGCCTCACCGCGTTCCTTGCTGAGCTGGATAATCGCAGAATGGGCCCCACTGTCCGCGAGATGAGCGCAATGCTCAAGCGTGTTGGCAGGCGGATGATTAAGCTCTGGCAAGAGTTTGGCAGTGAGAGCATCGCTGTTTCGATTCTTGGCCGCGGGCACAGCGCTGAAATCGCAGAGGTGCGCCGCGAAGACGTTGTCTACTCGAGCATTGATATTGATGTGGCGAGCCTGATGCCCAGGACGCAGCCGCTTAGGCAGGAGACAATCTTGAACCTTCTCCAGATGGGCGTCATCCCGCCAGAGAAGGCACTAGACGCGCTCGAGTTCGGTGGGTTTGAGGAGGCTGTTGGCTTCCGCAGCGTAGAGGCAATGAACGCAAGGCAGGAATCAGAAGAGCTTGCCGACCTCACGATAGACATAGACAGCATCGTCGCTCAGGAATACGAGGAGCACGAGACACATCTTAAGGAACATGTCAAATATCTCCTGATTGAAAAGCCAGGAGACGCGATACGTGGTCGCTTTATGACTCACATTGAGAAGCATAAGGCGTTCATGCAACAGGCGGCAGCCGCACAAGCAGCCGAACAGCAAGGAGCGCCTAGTCCGATGGGTGGCCCTCCGGGATTACAGATAGCCGGGTCTCAGGCAGCGCCTGGGGGACTACCAATGGATATGATTGAATTCGCAGAGCCAGGAGTGGACAAGGGCGCAGAATCAGCCCTTGCCGCCATGGCCGGACTAGAACAATAGGAGAGAGAGATGGCAGAGCAACAGAGTTTACTTGGTGAAGAGCCAGACGTAAGTGGAATCGTGGAGGCAGCAGCAGCAGCGCCCGAGGCGGCGCCTGAGTTACCCCCGGAGGCTGCGATGATGGGAGAGCTTCCTCTTGGAGATGCCCCAGCAGCCGCGCCGGAAGGCGGGTTTGACCTTGACGCACTGTTGGCTGAGATTGAACAGGGCGAGGCGCCCCCGGCCCAAGAGGCTGCGCCACCCGGAATGAGCCCAGATGGGATGGCGGATATGATTCGCCAGGCCAGAGAGGCGGTCAAGCAGAGCGATGCAGCGGAGGACCAGGACCTTCTCACCAAGCGGTTCCAGGG